GGCGTATATCACCATAGATGGGCAAAATAGAGAGTTGTTTGAAATATCGGCTTTAACTGCTCAAATAGACTTAATCGTGCAGGAAAGGCGTATGCTTGGCCACAGGATGACCCAGCATAAGGTTGTTGGGGCGACGGGAACCGGCTCCATGACGATTTACTTCATGAATAGTCAGATGCTGAACCAGGCTATCCAGTATCTACGCACCGGTAATTACAAAGGCCTGAAGATACAGGTAAAAAACGAAGATTCGCAATCTACAATCGGCAAGCAGGAGGTTGTGCTGCTGAACGTGATCCTGACAACCATTCCGGTGGCAACACTGGATGACCAGTCTGATGACCCGATAACCTTTGATACTGACTTTACATTTGACGATATTGAGGTGCTCGAAAGCTTCAAGATACCGGAGAACTACAGATAAGGGGTAGGCGGATCACCTACCCCTTATTAAGATAATTTTAGGAGGGGAAATGCATGAGTTCGTTGAAAGCTTTTTTAAATCCAATACAAGTAGAAAATAAAGAGGTAATAGTATCAAACAGGTTCCAGGAAGATGGAAAACCTGTTCCTTTTATAATCAAGCCTATTTCCGAAAAAGAAAATGAACTGCTCTTAAGGAAGTATACCAAAAAGGACAAGAAAACCGGTCAAGAAGTGCTGGACAGGACAGCATATTCGCATGCCCTGGTTGCAGCGGCCGTTGTATATCCTGATCTGAAAAGTGCTGAACTGCAGAAGGCATATGGAGTGCTTGGAGAAGCCGATCTCCTTAATGCAATGCTTACCATCGGTGAATATGCCAAGCTATCGCAGGCAGTTACTGAACTGTCTGGATTGGATGAAGATATAAACGATCTCATTGAAGATGCAAAAAACGGATAAAGCAGGGCGATCCGGAGTTTAATCTGGCTCACTTCGCCCTGCAAAAGCTTCATATTTTGCCTTCTGCCCTGGCAGAAATGAGCGATAGGGAGAAGGCATTTATTTATGCAAGTATACAAGTGAGAATTGAGCAGGAGAAAAAAGAAGTTAACAGGCTCAAGGTAAGTAGCCGGGGAAGGAGGCGGAGATAGTGGCAAGCCTCAAAGCAATATTTAAGCTATCCGATGGATATACGAAAACGATACAAAAAATCATAAGCAGCACTGACAGTGCAACGAGTAAAATCGAGAAGGTTAGTGAGGCTACAGATAAATTTAATAAGAAATTGAAAGAAGTAGACAAAACATCAAAGAGCGCAAGTTCCGGAATTGAGAGGCTTGTTAAAGGTCTTATAAGCATAGCGGCAATCAAGAAAACTATAGATTTGGCTGATGAAATGACCCAAACTACAGCTAGGCTGAACCTCATTAATGACGGCTTGCAAACTACAGAAGAATTACAAGATATGATAATGGCATCAGCTAATCGTTCCAGAACATCTTATGCAAGCATGGCTGATGTTGTGGCTAAGTTAGGACTGAGGGCTGGGGACGCCTTCAATAATTCTAATAAGGAAGTAATAGCATTCGCTGAAACTCTCAACAAGATGTTTGTCATCGCAGGTGCAAGCCAAGAAGAAGTAATTTCCGCCAGCCTGCAGCTCACACAGGCCTTGGGTTCTGGTGTACTCCGCGGCGAAGAATTGAATTCAGTATTTAAAGCAGCGCCAAATATCATTCAGGCTATTGCGGATTATATGAAAGTACCTATTGGTCAAATAAGGGATTTGGCGTCTGAAGGACTGATTACTGCCGACATTGTAAAGAATGCATTGTTCGCTGCGGCCGGCAAAGTTGATGAGCAATTCAGGAATATGCCGATGACATTCGGTCAAGCCTGGGCCGTCATACAAAATACTTTGTTAGAAACCTTCCTGCCGCTTATTCAGACAATAGCAAAGGGCGCTCAATTGATAGCTGACAATTGGAGCAATATAGAGCCTGTTTTCTATGGAGCGGCGGCAGCAGTCGGCTTCTTTACAGTCGCAATGTGGATAGCAAAAATGGCAGCCGAAGGATTTTTTATTGCCCTATTAAAAAACCCGCTATTTTATATTGCACTTGCTATAGGTATAGTAATAGGAGTAATTTATAAATGGGCGCAATCAGTAGGCGGCCTTAAAATAGCCTGGATGATTGCGATGAACGCGATCTTGACTGCTTGGGATTGGGTTAAAATCGGTTTTATGACCGGCGTGTACTGGGTAATGGATCTGTTTAATAAAATGCAGATTGGTTTCAAAAAGGTATCTGTCAACATCGCCAACTTTATGGGAGATATGAAGGCAAATGTCCTTACGCTGCTCCAGAATATGGTGAACGGCGCCATCGATATTATTAACGGCTTTATAGATGTTTTAAACAAGATTCCTGGCGTATCTATTGATACCATAGCGCACGTCACATTCGGCGCCACGGCTCAACTAGAAAATGAGGCAGCGAAACAAGCCAGAAACGAAGAGCTTGAAAAATATATCGCTGATAAAGAAGCTGGCATGGCTGAACGAGATCGAAAGCTCGAACAAATGAAAGCTGATGCTCTAGCAGCTACCGCTGAAAGACAGCTTGAAATCGCTAATGCTCAAGCTGAGGCTAAAGCTAAAGCAGAAAAGGCAGCAGAGTCACAACTGCCAGAATTTACACCGTTTGATCCGGGAATCATTGAGGGTACCGGTAATGACGGGAAACTTGAAGTTGACATGTCAGACGAGGACCTAAAATACCTGCGTGACATCGCTGAAAGAGACTACATCAACAAATTTACTACTGCTACGCTTGCGCCAAATATCAGCATAAAATTCGGAGACGTTCATGAAACCGCTGATGCAGATAAGGTGGCTGGCCGTATAAGAAAGATTCTCCAAGAAGAAATAGCTATGGCGGCGGAGGGGGTCTATTCATAATGAGTTATGCTGTGTTCTTTGACAAAGACAATGTAACATATAGGCTACCGGTTAACCCTGAAGAGATAGAAACATCCAGTGCCCAGGCCATTGAAAAATATGAGATACTCAAGCTTGGCCAGATAGCAATCCCAACACACATGGAACTAAAAGAATACAGCTTTGAAGCAGAATTCCCGCACAACCCGCTACACTATGTGGAAACTTCCGGGGATTTCCGGGATTCTGATTTTTACTTGAGGCTTTTTGAACAATGGAGACAAGAAAAAGCCCCGGTGCGGTTTATCGCTAGTAATGGCATTGGTGATGATATAAACACCCTTGTTTTGCTTGAGGAACTCACTATTACCGAAAAAGCTGGTGAAGAAGGAGATAAATACGTCAGCTTTCAGCTACTGGAATACAGGGAATATGGTAAAAAATCCGCGGTTGTAGCGCAATCAAATAAAGCAACTGTTAAGAAAGAATCAACAGCGCCTAAAGTTAACCCAAAATCAAATGGGGTGCATGTAGTACAACCAGGAGACACCCTTTGGGCTATAGCAAAGAAATACTATGGGAATGGAGCGCAATATACTAAGATATACAATGCTAACAAGAGCATAATTAAAAATCCAAACCTTATCTATCCCGGGCAGAAGTTGGTGATTCCAGCATGATGGAATTCTTGGTAGAAGTAGATGGACAGATATATGAAATCAGCGAGCTTGTAAAGTCCGTATCATACACAGATAAGTTGAATGATGGATGTAGCAAGCTCGAAATCTCTTATATTGATGATGATTTGAGGATACAGAATGGAAGTGTAGTGCGGTTTAGGTATAACGGCGCAAATATTTTTTACGGCTATGTGTTTAAGCACGGGCAGAACAAGGCCAAAGAAATCACGGTCATTGCTTATGATCAACTCCGCTATTGCAAGGCAAAAGATACGATTGTGGTAAAAAATGATACCATTGATAGCCTTGTTCGGAAGATGTGTAACTATTTCGGATTGCGGACTGGGGGTCTCGCCAGCACTGGTTACAAACTGCCGGTCAGTGTCCAGGATGACAAGACATGGCTGGATATAATCTATACTGCCATAAGTGATACCTTGATGAATACCGGCAGATGGTACTGCCTGCGAGACGAATTCGGGAGCATAGCAATCCGTGAACTACAGGAACTGCGGCTTGATCTTGTTCTTGGTGATGAAAGTTTCGCTTATGATTACGAGTATGAAAAATCAATTGATGACGATTTTTACAACCAAATAAAGATAGTATCCGACAATGAAGATACCGGCAAACGCGATGTCTATATAACTAAGGACAGCGGCTCCATAGCCAAATATGGTTTGCTTCAATATTTTGAGGTACTGGACAAGAATTATAACCCCTCTCAGGCCAAAGCAAAAGCCGATGCACTCCTGCAGCTCTATAACAGGGAAGTTGAAACATTGGAATTGAATTGTCTTGGTGATACGAGAGTGAGGGCGGGAAACAGCTTTTTCGGCCAGATTGAGGATATACAGTTGAACAGACGGTTGATAGTGAGATCCGTGACCCACAAGTTTATTCCGGTCCACACAATGAGCCTGGAGGTGATGCTGTGATCAATGAGATAAAGACCATAATCCAAAATTACCTCAACAATGCAAAACTATGCCGGTTTATGATAGGCACGGTAACAAGTGACGGAATTAAGGTAAGCGATAAGCTCACCATACCGAATGAGCTTATAGTAGGTAATCTTAAGAAAAATCTAAGCGTTGGCCGAAAAGTGCGGTTGCTCCAAAATCACGGTGGCCAGCAGTTTTACATTTTGGAGGTGATAGACGAGTGATACCTCAAAGCAATATAGATGTAGAATTATCTTTGGATGAAAGCATAGAAACTAGCCGGACTTATAAAATGATTGGCGATAGGATTCAAGGCTATACAGATGGCCTTGATGCCCTCAAGCAGGCTATATATAAGGTGCTCAACACCGAGAGGTACGATTACCCGATATATAGCTTTAATTATGGGATTGAGCTTGAAAGCCTTATAGGTAAAGATAGGACCTATGTGCAAATAGAACTAAAAAGGAGGATTCGGGAGTGCCTCCTTAGGGATGATAGAATTACGGAAGTTAATAATTTCAAGTTTGAAGTAAATGGAGACGAAATAAAATGCACGTTTGATGTTCATAGCATATACGAAGATTTAACGGTTTCTCAGGAGGTGAATATATAGGTGTTCGAAGATATGACATATGAAAAAATACTTAATGACATGCTTAGTCGAGTGCCTTCTGATGTGGATAAAAGGGAGGGCTCTATCATATATGATGCTCTAGCTCCCGCAGCCTTTAAGCTAGCAGAAATGTATTTTCAACTCCAAAATTATATCAATTTATTTTTTGCAGATACCGCAGCAGGAGAATATCTCGACCGTAAAGTCGCTGAACACGGTATAGTAAGGAAACCCGCTACCAAGGCATTGAGAAAAATAGAGACCTCTGGTCCTGTAGACATAGGCACCCGTTGGGGGCTAGCAGATACAACGTATATCATCATCGAAAAAGTATCGGATACCGAATATATAGCCGAGTGTGAACAAGCAGGAGTTATAGGCAACCAGTTAAGTGGGGAGCTTGAAAATATAGACAATGTGAGCGGCGTGATAGCCAACCTGACAGAAATCATTACAGCTGGGGCCAATGAAGAAACCGATGCAGAACTGAGAGATCGTTATCGGGAATATATTGTCAATCCTGCACAAGATGGAAACTCCACTCAATACAAAAAGTGGGCAACTGAATATCCTGGGATAGGCAACGCTAAGGTATTCCCTCTATGGAATGGCGGGAATACCGTCAAAATTGCCATTACTAACGCCCAATATCTTCCGGCAGAAACTTCTCTAGTAGAAGCTTTTCAAAATTATATAGATCCTGGTGCTGAAGGGAAAGGGAATGGAGTTGCTCCAATTGGTGCCAAAGTTACGGTTACAGGAGGAGTACAAAAAGATATTAATGTGTCTGCTGAGGTAACATTAGCCGAAGGATATATAGAGCCTACGGGAGCCGCTGAAGCTATTTCAAAATATTTGGCATCTATTGTATTTGAAAAAAATAGTGTGAGTTATATGAGAATAGGAGGTTCTCTACTTGACTGTCCAAGTATAGTTGACGTAAGCAACTTAACCGTAAATGGTGGAACGTCTGACATATCCTTAGAAGGTGAGGAAATACCTGTTTTAAATAGCCTCAATTTGGTGGTGATTGAATGATTGACTACATCAAATATACAGTTGACGGGAAAACCTATGAACTTATAAATAATTGGGACGGTACATGGAGTAGAGAGTTGGAAGCTCCGTTAGTAGCTGGAAGATATGATCTGCTGTTGGAAATAAGTGAAAATGGATTGGTAACTTATATTGATAGTAGTGATCCAAGATATGAATTTTACCTGGATGTTATAGCAAGTGCAGAGAGAGTAACTTATCTTGAGAACTTTGTTCCTGATTTTATCGCAAAAATTCGAGAATTTGAAATCTTGTATAGCACTGAGAATATCGAGTTTGATAAACTTCGTGCTATTATAGAAAAAATCAAATCAGATGTGTTTATTGTCACAGCTTCAAGTGATGCAATTGAGAGAATGGAAAACTTTATTCGCATGAAAGGGCAGGGCAATCTTGAACAAAGAAAAAGTTTCTTAATATCACTTAATCGTAAAGGTAACAAGCTTAATGAAGAATCCATCAAAAATATTGCTAATGTAATTACAGGATCTGACTGCATAATTACGTTCTTTGCATCAGATGAATTAGATAACCCAGAGCCTGGGTATGGATTTCTCAGAATACAAGTATTAAGTCCTGATAACAACAAAGATTATAGATACGAAGATATAGCAAGAGCATTGAAACCATTAATTCCAGCTCATTTAAAACTTTCAATTATAAAATACTTTGCTACCTGGGGAGATATAAAATTTAATTTTTCTGATTGGAATACAGTAGCGGCTATGCCGGATTGGAATGCGGTGAAGCAATACATACCGCCACAATAGGAGGAGGTATTGTATGGCTATTAGGATTGTAGATGTAAAAATCACAACTAATTATAGTTGGGAGGATATAAGCAATTTAGCTGACTGGAATGCAGTAAAAAATATTAATACCAACTGGTGGCAATTATTACAAACTACCAACCCAGGTGAACTAATTTTTATTGAAGTTGAGTTGAGAGAAAACGACTGGTTAAGTATTAAAAATAATCATACCACTTGGCAGCAAATAAAAGAAAAATTTGCAAATTGGTTAGATGTTAAGAATTATTAAGAGAGGAGGATTAATATGGCAATTGATACTGTAAAAGTGCAGATTAATGGATCATGGGTTAGTCTCACTAAAAATGCAACTACAGGAAAATATGAAGGTACAATTGCGGCACCAAACATAACCAGTTTTAATAAACCCGGAGGTTATTATCCTGTCACAGTTGAAGCTAAAGACTTAGCAGGGAATACAACAACGGTTAATGATTCTCACAGCACTTTAGGTAATCAATTAAAGTTATTTGTAAAAGAAACAACAAAACCTACGATTACAATTACTGCCCCTGCTAGCGGTGCTTATTTGGGTACAAATACACCGGCTATATCAATACAGCTAAGAGATGAAGATAACGGGTCCGGTATCAAGATATCTACATTACAAATAAAAATTGACAATGGTCCTACTATAACCAATACAAGCCCAGGTGTAACAGTAACCAGTGTCTCAGGCGGCTATGATGTAACCTATGTTCCTCAATCAGCACTATCAGACGGATCGCATACTGTAACAGTTGACATCCAAGATAATGATGGTAATGCTGCAACTCAAGCTTCAAGAAGTTTTACAGTCGATACAGTACCGCCAACCCTTAATGTCACAAATCCGGCAGAACCAGTAAGTTATAAAAATACAGCTCAGCTAACTGTAACTGGACAGACTAATGATGTTACTATTAGCACCGTAACAGTTGAAATTGAATTAAATGGGGTTGATCAAGGCGAGGTAGAAGTCGATGCTAACGGAAACTTTAGTAAATCAGTAACACTGGCCGAAGGTGAAAATACCATTATAGTAACTGCTACAGACCTAGCCGGAAAAACAACCTCGGCGACAAGAACAGTATATCTTGATACAGTAGCCCCTGTAGTAGAAAGCATCACTATAGTGCCGAATCCTGTCAATGTTGGGCAGAATTATGTAATAACCGTGGAAGTATCTGATTAAGGAGAGTGATATAATTTGAGAGAAACGACTAATTATAATCTGAAAAAAATAGAACTTACTGATAGTCCGCCAGATATTACAGTCCTCAATAACAATTGGGATACGATAGACGAAGAATTAAAATCTCATGCCGATGCCCTTGATGCACATTTGTCTGAAATAGCGACAAAAGAAACGACAGCTGGGGCTCAGGCGAAGGCTAATACTGCCGAAGCAAATGCAAAGGCATATACTGACCAAGAAGTAAGCATAGTAGCTAATGACCTAGTGTCACATAAGAATGAAAGTGCAACAGGGGCGCATAAAGCAAAAAATATAGCAATAGACGATGCGGGAGGACACTTCACAGCAACAAACGTGGAAGGGGCTTTGAATGAGCTTTTTACATCTGTCAGTGAGGGAAAAACGCAATTGGAGACCGCCATCACTGACAAAGGCGGAACGGTCTCCAAGGCTGGAAGCGTAGCAACTTTTGACGAACTAGACAATGGAATTAGAAGTATACCCGTAGGAGACTACTCTATAGGCGAAACAATCCGTGATTCTGTGTTGCGTAGTATACCTGGTGGCATGGGCGTAGAAATCTGGTCTAAAACGAATGTGGAAGATGGGCTTGGCATCGCTGTAGACAGTACAGGAAACGTATATGTCGCTCACGATGTGAGCAGCGGCAAAAAAGCCGTACGGAAGTTGGACCCGAACGGAAACGAAATCTGGTCTAAAACGGATGTGGGATATGGGCGTGGCATCGCTGTAGACAGTGCAGGAAACGTATATGTCACTCACTATGTGGACAGTGGCGGAAAAGCCGTACGGAAGTTGGATTCAGCAGGAAACGAAATCTGGTCTAAAACGGATGTGAGATATGGGTGGGGCATCGCTGTAGATGACGTAGGGAATGTCTATGTCACTCACGATGTCGTCGGAAAAGCCGTACGGAAGTTGGATACAGCAGGAAACGAAATCTGGTCTAATACGAATGTGGAAGATGGGCTTGGCATCGCTGTAGACAGTACAGGAAACGTATATGTCACTCACTATGTGGACAGTGGCGGAAAAGCCGTACGGAAGTTGGATTCAGCAGGAAACGAAATCTGGTCTAAAACGGATGTGAGATATGGGTATGGCATCGCTGTAGACAGTGCAGGAAACGTCTATGTCGCTCACTATGTGGACAAAGGAAAAGCTGTACGGAAGCTGGATGGGAACAGATACTTTCAAATAAAGGGGTGATCAAATGAAATTTGTTGGAAATTTTGTGCAGGATGAAAGAGGGTTGCGTGTTGGGTTTATACACCACATGCCGTTTCATGAATCTAACGGCATGGGAAAATCGGAACAGGAGTTGCTTCAAATAGGTGCACTTGTAGACGATATACCAGATCCAGAACAGGTTGACGGAAAGGTGCCTGTTTTATATTACAATCCGCAATCAAACAGTGTGTACTATGAGTACGTTGATCGACCGCTGACCGAACAGGAACGTATCACACAACTGGAGCAAGCAATCTTGGAAATGACGATGCTGTTGGGAGGGAATATCTAATGTTCACAACGGAAAGTGCGCTTGTGCAATTATGGGCGAGGTATGTGAGGGATGGAAAGTACACTAGAGAGCAGGTTCCTAATTTATCTAACTTGCGTGAGATGGTGTACGCTGTGCTTGATGCAGAATAGGATAAAAATGTGCAACACCTAGCAGGGTATATTTTTATGCCCGGGTGCCGGCGTGAGGCGCCCGGGCAGGCTTATATGGAGGTGGAATATGGAAATTCAAGGCTATAATATAGCGATGATACGAGGTGACACAGAAACTATAAAGGTATCATGTAAAGATGCCAAAGGAGTTGATGTTCCATTTAAAGATGGAGATACCTTGTATTTTACAGTTAAATCCTCTGTCGACACAGAGGAAGTAAAAATGCAAAAGGTTATAACGGAGTTCCCGGATGGGGTTGCATACATTAACATTTTACCTGATGATACTAAATCTATGAGCTTTAGAAGTTACTATTACGACATACAACTCACCAGAGCAGACGGGACAGTAAAAACAATAATACCTCCAAGCAAATTTACTATTAAAGGAGAGGTAACATATGAATAATGAATTAATAGGTGTTATTAGTAGTGAAGGTGAGTTGAAGGGTGTTATTGAGGATAATAGCTTTAATGTAATAGTCCAAATAACGGAAACTGGTCCTAGAGGACCACAAGGTCCATCGGGAATTGATGGCAAGAGTTTAGAATTTCATTGGGATGGTACAAAATTAGGGGTTAGAGTAGAGGGTGAAACCGACTATCAGCACGTTGACTTAAAGGGTCCACAGGGTGAAAGAGGTCCCCAAGGAGAACAAGGTCCTAAAGGGGAACAAGGAGAGCAGGGTCCTCCTGGTCCTCAAGGGGAGCAGGGACCTCAAGGACCGCAGGGCGAAAAAGGAGAAAAGGGAGATACTGGTCCACAAGGACCAGAAGGTCCACAGGGACCTGAAGGTCCTCAAGGCGAAAAGGGCGAGAAAGGCGATACCGGACCACAGGGACCTCAAGGGGAACAAGGAGAGCAGGGTCCTCCTGGGAAAAGCTTAGAATTTCATTGGAACGGAACACAGTTGGGCGTTCGGGTTGAGGGACAAGAGGATTATGTCTATGTCAACCTCAAAGGCGACCCAGGTGAAAAAGGCGATAAAGGTGACAAAGGTGATACAGGCAAGAGCCTTGAGTTTGCCTGGAATGGGACTCAACTAGGGGTAAGATTAGAGGGGCAAACCGACTATCAGTACGTTGACTTAAAGGGTCCACAGGGTGAACGTGGTCCACAAGGAGAGCAGGGTCCTCCTGGTCCTCAAGGGGAGCAGGGACCTCAAGGACCGCAGGGCGAAAAAGGAGAAAAGGGAGATACTGGTCCACAAGGACC